CTTCCTTCGAATTATCTAATGGATCTTCAATCAAAGCGGCTTCTACCTCTGGGGATGCCGGTCGTTCCGAAGCACTATCGCTTTTGGTGCTGGATGAGGCAGCCCATATTGAAAATCTAGAAGACCTATGGACAGGATTGTATCCCACACTCTCCACAGGAGGGCGCTGTATTGCGCTGTCAACACCTAATGGAGTTGGAAACTGGTTTCATAAAACCTGTATAGACTCAGAAGCAGGCACAAATAACTTTAATCTAACCACCCTAAAATGGGATGTACATCCTGATCGAGATGAGACATGGTATAAGAAAGAAACCAAAAATATGTCCAAGCGTCAGATTGCACAAGAACTGCAGTGCAACTTCAACACCTCCGGTGAAACTGTTATCGATCCTGATTGCGTGGAATGGTTATTATCTACAGTAAAAGAGCCCAAATATCGTACAGGGTTTGATCGTAATTTTTGGATTTGGGAAGAATTCGATCCCACCTGCAATTATCTCATAGTAGCCGATGTGTCGCGAGGCGACGGCGAGGATTTCTCTACATTTCATATTTTAAAATTAGAAACTCTTGAAATCATTGGAGAATATCAAGGAAAGCCTACGCCCGATATGTTTGCTAACATGTTAAATCAAGTAGGCCGAGAGTTCGGAAATGCGATGCTTGTAGTAGAAAATAATAATATTGGCTATACAGTACTTGACAAACTGATAGAATACGGTTATCCTACTTTATATTATTCTATTAAATCTACGCATGAATATATTGAACAGCACCAAGCTGAATACCAGAGCAACGCTATTACGCATGAATATATTGAACAGCACCAAGCTGAATACCAGAGCAACGCTATTCCTGGTTTCACTACCTCCATGAAAACGCGTCCACTCATCGTGGCGAAATTAGAGGAGTTTATCAGAAACAAACTAATTAAGGTGTATTCTACGCGCACTGTTAATGAAATGAAAACTTTTATTTGGAAAAACGGCAAGCCGCAAGCGATGAAAAGCTATAATGATGATTTAATTATGGCTTTGGCTATTGCTTGTTGGGTACGCGACACGGCACTTCAATCTAATGCGCGAGAATTAAATTATAAGAAAGCATTTGTAGATGCGATCATTACAACCAAGACCACCATGAATACCCGTATTAGCGGACAACATGGATATAAAAAAGACAATATCTTGGATCAAATGACCGAGGCACAACAGCTGTATGACCAATACAAATGGATTATTAAGTGAGATTATAAATGGCGTTATCCAATAACAACCCTGTCAATAGCAACACCGGCCTATTCAAAGCTTTAACAAGGCTTTTTTCTGGGCCTATCGTAAGCTATCGGTCCCAATCGGGGCGCCGAATTAGAAGGCAACATCTAGACAAATTTAGTTCTAGATTCAAGTCCGCATCCGGACAACAGTTTAAGAAGACTCTTTATAATCCTTTAGATGTAGTCTCGACAAATGCTATCCAAAATCAGCGCAGATCCGAACGATATGTAGATTTTGATCAAATGGAGTACATGCCAGAGATCGCCTCCAGCATGGACATTTATGCTGATGAAATGACAACTTTCTCAGAATTGCGACCGATGTTAAATGTCAAGTGTCCCAACGAAGAAATTGGAGCGGTTCTGGGAGTCATGTTCGATAACATTCTCAACCTTCAGTATAATCTTTTCGGCTGGGCTCGCACGATGTGCAAGTACGGCGACTTCTTTTTATATCTGGACGTTGATGAAAAGTATGGCGTTCAATCTGTGATCGCATTGCCCCCACAAGAAATCGAAAGACTAGAAGGCAAAGACTCTACCAACCCTAACTACGTCCAATATCAGTGGAACTCCGCTGGCATGACTTTCGAGAACTGGCAAATTGCCCATTTCCGTATCTTAGGAAATGATAAGTATGCTCCGTATGGTACATCAATTTTGGAGGCATCCCGACGCATCTGGCGCCAGCTAACGCTTATGGAAGATGCCATGATGGCATATCGGGTTATCCGCTCATCGGAACGCCGCATGTTCAAAATTGATGTGGGAGGCATTCCTCCACAAGATGTTGAGCAGTTTATGCAGAAAACAGTCACCAGTCTTAAAAGACACCAAGTGGTAGATCCCGCAACTGGTAAAGTGGACCTTCGTTATAATCCTATGAGTATTGAAGAAGATTACTTCATTCCCGTTCGACCGGGTTCCGCTACCGATATTGTCTCTCTTGCAGGCGCCTCAAATATTTCCGAGATTGATGATATCAAGTATCTCCGCGACAAGTTATTCTCTGCCCTTAAGGTTCCGCAGTCTTATCTGACAATGGGCGAAGGCGCAGCAGAAGACAAAACGACCTTGGCCCAAAAGGACATTCGATTTGCGAGAACTATTCAGAGACTTCAACGAGTCATTATCGCAGAACTTACAAAGATCGGAATCATCCACCTGTATACTCTAGGTTTCAGAGGCGATGACTTATTAAGCTTTACTTTGTCTCTTAATAATCCTTCTCGGATTTCTGAACTTCAAGAGATCGAACATTGGAAGCAGAAGTTTGATATTGCAGGTGCAGCCACCGAAGGCTATTTCTCGCGCCGTTGGGTTACCGAAAATATCTTCGGTATGTCTAATGAAGAATTTGTGCGCAACCAACGTGAAATGTATTATGATCGCAAGCACGACGCTGCACTTCAAGCGGTTGCTGAAGCGGCTGCTGCAGAAGGCGCCGGCGGAATGGGCGATCTCGGAGGAGATCTCGGAGGAGATCTCGGAGGAGAACTTGGAGGAGAACTTGGAGGTGAAGAACTTGGAGGCCCTGAAGAAATGCCCGCCGGAGAAGCAGGAGCCCCCGAAGGTGGAGACGAAATGCTCCTGGCGGTCCCACCCGGTTCACGTAACGAGCCACGTTTGGATAAAAGAACACGCCTTCACAAAGGACCCAACAGCCACAGTGCAAAACCATATGACCCCAAGGGCTCCCGGAAAAATCCCGGTGGTGATCGCCGCGGCGCCGGCGCACGGTCTCGCCATATGCGCGCGCATGCCGGCCCAGAATATGCGGCGACACCTAGAGTGCTATATCCAGGACATGCTGATGGGTTAGGCCCTCTTGGTAGAGGAATCGTTAGTGAAGCATCAATTGGTATTTATGAAGAAGATGCATCTACTTATAATAACGGCGAACTTCTAGAAGAAAAGAAACTATTTCAAATTAATGAATCTGTAAAATCTCTTTTAAAGGGACTCGAAGAGGGACTCAAAGAAAGTAAACAAGAAACTATGGAGAAAGAAAGTGAAGACAAGGCATAATAAAAAAAGAAATACTGCTTTTGTATACGAGGCTCTTCTTAGAGAAGCAACTGTCGCGATGTTAAGGAAGGATACTAAAAGACGAGATGTTGCCTTTAATATAATTAAAAAACATTTTAAAGATGGCTCATTGTTAAAGAGAGAATTAGAATGTCATCGCTCTCTTTACGAAAATCAAAATCTCGATAAAGATACTTCGGAAAAAGTATTAAGAGAGGCAAAGATGGCCCACCGCTTACTTGATCCTAATAGTCTCTTCGCTCAAAAGACGCGTCTAATTAATGATGTTAACCGCGATTTAGAGCCGGGAGTATTTAATACATTTGTTCCCAATTATAAAACTTTGGCTTCGATAGCCCAAATTTTTTCTGATAAGATCTCGCCTAAAGATTTAGTACTCTTGGAAGGAGAGATTATTAAGAAGATGACACAGCAAGCTTCAACTATTGAAGTACCCACCGATATTGATAACTTGGTAGTCAACACATTTACCAATAAGTTTAATAATAAATATGAAGGTGAGCTTTTAGAAGAGCAAAAAGAACTCTTGACACACTATATCTCTTCCTTTATCGATAATGCTCTAGAATTAAAAATATTTTTAAACGAGGAAATTGGTCGCTTAAAGACAGGACTTCAAAAAGCTACTATTTTTAATGAGATTAAAAACGATAAACAGATGTTGGCCAAAACCGAACAGATTATTGGACGCTTAGAAGAACTGCGGGAATGCGCCATCGACGATGAAATTTTACTTACAATTATGAAAACTCAAAGCCTCGTAAAGGAAATCTATACAGATGGCAATCACAGTTAGAATTGGAGATGCGGCAGATGATGCGGTAGTACGCCTAGAGCTAGATGTCCGAAAGAGTCTTAATGGAGATTTGATGATTTTTGAGCATGGCGATATCGATATCGTATTATCCACGAAAAATAATAAAATTACAGCCTTTCCTAAAGAAACGATGAACGATCTCGTTTACGGAGCACAGAATAGGCTATTTGCTTTGTTGCGAAAGCAGGGCCTCGTTGTAGCAGATTCTATTCAGGGAGGTGCATTTTATGGTGCTTTTGAGGCTTTAATGGAAGAGGCTTCTAGTGAAGAGCTTAGCACCGCTAAGTTGGCACTTATTAATATTTCTAATTTTATTGACGAAGAGCGTCCGTATTTCGAGTCGACAGAAGCGATTATTTCAATGACCGATGATGAGCTAGTCCACCCGGACAAGGCCGAATCCACAGAATTGGGAGAAGTACCACAGCATGTTGAACAGGGCTCTATTCGTCAAGGATATATTAGAGATCCCTATTCGTTGAGTTATCTGTATACGATTTAAAATGAAGTTATTATTAGAAAAATGGAGAGAAATTCTCAACGAGGCAGATGAAGCCGAACAAGCGCCCGCAGAAAAAGCAGCCATCTTTAATGATGCCGCAGCCGAAATAAAAGATATCGTTACCAAGGTTAACTCCGCCGCCGGCACCGATACCAATCTGGCGCGCGAAACTTTACAATCCATAATTGCGGGGCTCCAACAAGCTTTAGAGGAGTTGTAGTGGATTTATTATATTTTATATTAGCTGCGTATGGAATGACGCAAATTCTAGTATACGGCAAAATTTTAGATGGGTTAAGACCAACTAAGGGGTGGCTTGGTCAAATGTTTTCGTGCCCCATGTGCATGGGTTTCCATGTAGGGTGGATTTTAATGTTACTTTCTCCCTACACAGAACTATTTAATTTTGATGTAACGCCTGCAAATTATTTAATTTTAGGATGCTTATCGTCTGGAACATCATATGTTCTAAATATGCTAATCGGAGATGAAGGTTTAAAACATGAACATAAATATATGGACACGTAAGTGGATGCTGCAGCCAGTAAGAAACTGCTGTAAGGGGTCTTAGCTGTGGCCAAAGTTTTACTAAGAGAATATTATGCACTCTGTGAGGGTGGCGTCTGCCAAGATCTTCTTACAGA